TCAGATTCGTGTAGGACATGAAAAGACTAGAGTGATCTGAGATATATCTCTCAGACATTTCTTGACTCTTTCAATGGTTTGTCATAGAATACCTCTATGAGATTTAAACAAGTCTTATAGAGGTGTTTTTTATACCTCAGAGACGTTATATGAACTGCTTCTTATGATGTCTTTATAAAACTCGCGCAAAAATCCCGTCAAAAACCGTTTTTTGAACCAAAAAGGAGAAGAATTGAAATGGCCCTGAATAAGAAAGATCAAAAGATTGATAGTACACCTAAGAATACACTTCAAGGACAAGGAAAGAATACAAAGTATTCAAAAACAAGTCGGAATTCCGCTCGAAAAAAGTATCGAGGTCAAGGACGGTAAGTATGGCTTATCTAAATCACAGCCTTCCAGATTGGTCCTGCTATATCCGTAATGAATTTCTTTTTAATCATATAAAGGGACATGGCGAAGTAACCAAATGTGATGTGCATTGTGTTGCTAGTATTGAAAAAAGAGTTCCTTTGTTTGAGGCATTTCTTGAAAATGGTGTAAATTGGACTCGTAGACCTCTTCATGCTTTTTGCTGGAAATTAGATGCTCCAATTGAACCATTGGAAGATATTATGTACTGGGATTGTTTTTCGCCATATATTGACGTTCAGAAACGCTCTCGTCTTGCTGGATTACAAGCAGAATTAATTCGTCCTGATGGAAGAAAAGTGATTGGAAGTTATATGTTTACTCTTGATTGGTCATGGGAAAATAAAGGAGTCACTGATCTTAATTTTTCAGAGACTCCTGAACATAAATGTGCTCATTTATTTAAAGTAGAAACTGGAAATTACTATGCATACCCAAATAATCGCATTATTTGGTACGATAATGCCTGGACATTCGATAGAATAGACAAAAATCCTGGATATGAAATTGATTTGACAGTATATTCAATCGAAAATAAAAGAAAAATAGAAACATCCAATCATTACATGTATGAAATTACAAATTTAAATTAAAATAAATAATTTTTTGGTATCATAATTATTGGAACAGTTTTCTATGGGCAATCACCTCTTATTAGAGGTATATGATGTCGAATATAATATTTTAAATAACGAAATGCCCCTTTTGGAAACAATCAAAAGGGGCATTTCTCGTGCAAATATGACTATTTTAAATATCTTTACTCATAAATTTGAACCACAGGGTCTTACGATTGTGATTGCATTATCGGAAAGTCATTTTTCAGCGCATACATGGCCGGAAAAAGGATGCATTGCAATTGACATTTACACTTGTGGGGAAGGAAATCCAAAAATTGTTGCAATTGAACTTTTAAAATATTTTAATTCGTATAATTATAAAATCAGAAGTTTAAATCGTTAAATAAATTTGGAGATAGCAACCTCCATTATAAAAGTTCTGTTTTATTTTTAAAACAGGAGTCAAAAATGTCAAATTTACCAGTCGATAGAGACAGGGAATACATGCGTCAAATGTGGGGAACCACGAGTTTGATTACAGATTATCGTTCAGAACCTTCCGAAAGAGTAATTCAAGAAGTTATGCACGATAAAGCACCAAAACATAACTTAAAAAAGCAAACTGATCTTCACGAAATAATTCGTAATGATGAAGACTATGATGATTGGGAATATGGAACTGAACCAAATTATGGAAAAATTTGGTAAAAAGTATTATAGATATATAAAAGAGAAAAAAATGAATGGCAGTAACAATTTCTCGTAGTTTTAAAGACATCAGTTTGTCTTTTACGAGGCATCCAGTTACAAATGATCTGACTATTCTCAGAAATGAGGATTCTATTAAAATGTCTGTAATGAATCTTGTAAGAACTCGTATTGGTGAGAGATTTTTTAATAATTTATTGGGAACATCAATAGAAGATTCGATTTTTGAATTACAAAACACGGGCATGGGTTCATTTCTGCAAGAAGAAATCAAATCATTACTGAATAATTTTGAACCTAGAATTAAATTGAGAAGTGTTGATGTTGATGAACCAGTAGACACAAATGATTTAAATATTAGTATATCCTATGATATTGTTGGTTTACCATTTCCAACACAAAATATAGAATTTATTTTACAACCAACAAGAGCATAATGTCCTTCAATCAATTTACAAATTTAGATTTTAATGATTTAAGATCTCAGATTAAAGATTATCTGAGATCTGATTCAAATTTTACTGATTTCGATTTTGAGGGATCTAACTTTTCAATTTTAATAGATATTTTAGCTTACAATAGTTATATTACTGCATATAATACGAATATGCAGGTGAATGAATCATTCATTGATTCAGCAACATTAAGAGAAAATGTTGTTTCTCTTGCAAGAAATATTGGTTATATTCCACGATCAAAAAGATCAGCAGAATCGAAGATTTCGTTTGCAGTAGATACTGGAAATTTAAATTCAAGAACAGTAACACTTAATGCAGGAATTGTTGCTTTAGGTGCTGTTCAATCGGGCAATTATATATTTTCAATTCCTTCAGACATAACAGTTACAGTTAATAACTCTGGTATTGCATATTTTAATAGTTTATCAATTTATGAAGGATCATATCTAACTAAAAGTTTTATAATTGATTATAGTCAACCAAATCAAAGATACATTTTAAATAACTCTGATATTGATACTTCTACAATTAATGTAAAGGTAACTTTAACTTCAACCGAAAAATATTCACTGTATGATAATATTTTAAATATTGATAAGAATTCTAAAATATTTTTAATTCAGGAAATAAACGACGAAAAATATGAAATTCTTTTTGGTGATAATTTACTTGGGAAAAAACCAGAAAACGGTAGCACTATAACTATTTCATATATTGTAACTAACGGAAAAAATGCAAATGGAGCATCCAATTTTACTTTTTCTGGATCTCTTGTAGACAATAATGGAAATGATATTACTTCTGGAATTTCTCTTCTATCCACAGAAATGCCGTCTCAGAATGGAGATGACATTGAATCAGTAGATTCTGTCAAATATCTTGCCCCAAGAGTTTATGCATCTCAATATAGAGCGGTCACAGCAAATGATTATAAATCATTAATTCCTTATCTTTACACTAATGTAGATTCAGTAACTGCATATGGTGGAGATGAGTTAGATCCACCAGAATATGGAAAGGTCTTCATTTCAATCAAACCAAGAAATGGAAGTTTTTTATCTCAGATCACCAAAAATGATATTAAGAAAAAATTAAAACAATATAGCATTGCTGGAATTAAACCAGAAATTATTGATTTGAAATATCTTTATGTAGAAATAGACACAACAATTTATTACAATAAGTCATTTACTGCAGATTCAAGTTTACTTCGCAATCAAGTTATTAATACTTTAACTACATATTCAAAATCTACAGATGTAAACAATTTTGGTGGAAGATTTAAATATAGCAAAGTAAATACACTAATTGATAATACAAATAAAGCAATTACATCTAATATTACAAAAGTTAAAATGAGAAGAGATTTGCAACCAGCATTTAATGCATTTGCAACTTATGAATTATGTTTTGGTAATAAATTTCATCAGAAAACAAATGACTATAGTATCAAATCTTCTGGATTTAAGACTAATGAATTCACAGAAACTTTATATATTACAGATTCTCCAACTTCAACCTCTTCTGGAAAACTTGTTTTATTCAAACTTGTAGACAATCTTCCAGTAATTGTAAAAAGTAATGCTGGAAAAGTTGATTATATAAATGGAGAAATTATATTGGACGTAATTAATATTGTTTCGACATCTCTTGAATCTGGTGTTATTCAAATTGAAGCATCTCCAGAATCAAATGATATAATTGCACTAAAAGATATATACCTTCAAATAGATATTTCAAATAGTGTGGTAAATACTATAGAAGATATTATTGAATCTGGAGAAAATACTTCAGCTACTCAATATACTTCAACTTCAAGTTACTTAAATGGACCCTACACAAGATAAATGTCTGAGATCAAAAGAGTTAAAATCAATCATATTTTAGATTCTCAAATTCCAGAGTTTCTAAATGAAGAATCTCCTTTATTTAAAGAGTTCTTAAATCAGTATTATATTTCGCAAGAACATCAAACTGGTGTTGTTGATTTGTCTGATAATTTGGCAAAATATAAAAGTATTGAAAATTTTAATAATGAAACTTTAATTGATGCACAATTACCATCCCGATTAGTTTCAGATATTTTATCATTCGAGGATACCATTTATGTTTCTCATACAATTGGATATCCAGACAAATATGGGTTATTGAAAATTGATGATGAGATTATCACTTATACCTCAAAGACACAAAATTCTTTTCTCGGATGTATTCGTGGTTTTAGTGGAATTGAAAGTTTTCAAAAAAATAATAATCCTGAATTTTTATCATTCACAAAAACTTTAGCAAATGATCATTTATCTGGATCAAATGTTAATAATCTAAATTTTATTTTCTTTTTTGAATTTTTTAAAAAATTCAAATATCATTTTCTTCCTGGGTTTGAGGAAAGAAATTTCACCCCAGAAGCTTCTCTAAAAAATATTTTATCAAGAGCAAAAGACTTTTATACAACAAAAGGGACAGATGCTTCTTTCAAAATTTTATTTAAAGTTCTTTTTGGTGAAGAAATTGAAATAATCAAACCTCAAGAATATATGTTGAGGCCATCTGATAATAATTATTTTATAACAAAAAATATATTAGTAGAAAAAATTTCTGGAGATGATCCTCTTTTACTTCCTGGGTCAACTTTATATCAACAAATTTCCAGTGGAACTGCTTCTGCATCAATTTATAATGTCGAATATAGACCAGTTGAAGGTAAAAATTTATATGAAATTTCTTTAGATACTACTTCTTTTATTAATAATTTCGAGTTTACCGGAACCACAAAAGTAATTGAATATACTCCAAAAGAATCAACAGTAATTAATGTTGATTCTACGATTGGATTTTCATATTCTGGCATTTTAATTGCAAAAACAAGTTTTGGAAATATTGAATTACAATATACTGACAAAACAAACACTCAATTATTGAATGTTACGGGTCTTATTTATGATTTGCAATTTGGTGATTTGATTTATG